CCCCCTCCCATTGCGGCTGTCCAAGAATAAGGCTGGATGGGGCGCGGAAGGATATCCACGTTTCAGAATAGTATCGTGACGCAGTAGCATGACGCAGTAGTCCACGGTTGCAACCTACGGGACATCCGCGGCAGGCCAGCGAGCCAGCGGCAATAGGACCCTGGTTCTCAGATGGCGACAGTCTGAGTATTGAAAATGGTTACGGGCCAGCCAGGAAGACTCATTCGCCAAGTGCGGAAAGAGATCCTTGACCGTCGCCTTCTTGGGGCGGTCATCGCATTGCCCGAATAAATGTTATTCATCACGTGAATAAACCTGGCCGCACCCCACCCCGCTGTCAAGTCGTTGCATCAATACTGCTCCAGTAATAGGCAAACTGGCATGGAATTGCGGAGCAGAATTATCCAATTGGATTCCGCTCTAGTAGAATAATTCTAGTAGAATAAAATACTTGACACGCTTTGTGTTACACGGTTTGGAACATGGCACAAGAGTGGACTGCGTTAAGGGTTGTGACACTTGACGGGTACTTGATATCCCCCCTAGCAGATATTTCCGAAAATATCCTTGTTATCGGATATTGCCCTTTTCCAATAATAGCGGCACCAAAAGGCACTCCTTATTATTGTTTGCGGAAACATACGCCGAACGGTATGAAAGTCCAACGTGCATGATCTGCATATTGCTTTTCAGTATGTGCATAAATTGCAACTACTCACGGGCAGATGTACACAACATGAGTTGTAACTTTTCTCCGTTTAGGTGTATTCCATATACGGCTATGCACAAAATCTGCAAGTCCCCTGCTTGCATCGCGAACGCTTTGTGGTATAATGAATAGGCAGCTAGGACGGCCCTATAACCCGCCCGAATACGGACTCAATCCCGCCGCTGCCACAGTCAAACAGATTGAGAAAGGATTGAGTGAGAGACAATGATGACAAAAGAACAACGCAAGGAATACAGCCACAATCGGTATCTTGTCCACCATGAAGAAATAGATATTCGTAACCGTGCATGGAGCCTCAACAATCCAAAAAAAGTAGCAGCCGCACAACGAAAGAAGAATTACGGCATTAGTCAGGGGGAATACGATGCGTTATTGCTGGCACAAGACGGTAAGTGTACCATATGCGGGAGAGAAAATTCCGGCCAGATGAGAAATGGCGAATACTGTCAACTGCTTGTGGACCATGATCACGTTACGGGAAAGATTCGTGGACTTTTATGCCACGATTGCAATTGCGCTCTCGGGTGGCTGGAATCAATGGAAAAGAGCGGCAAGGGGGAATTACTGAGAGATTATCTTGCACGCTTATCAAAATAATCTGTAGTATTCGGTATCTCCGAAGGGTTGCGCCTAAAAAGTGTGGTCAAGCGCATTTATTGGGCCGTAATTCTGTTGCCCGTTTCAGATGGTTACCAAAAATGTTAATAATGGTAACTGACTTGCCAACTTTCTGGCAACAATGTCGCAAGTTTGTCATAGTAACCTGCCAAAAGTTGTCATAGTAGTCAGCTATTTCCATTTTGGAAAGTGTTGGATACAAAAAGAGGCCATTTTTAGGGCATAAGCGCAAACGAGACCAGTATATGTACGTCTCGGTACCCTTTAGCCTCACCACGGGGCTATTTCGCTATCAGTACCTTAATATGGCAGATATTCCCCACTTCCCCCAACAACCCCGCCCGACATGGTGGGGTTTTTCTATACCTACTCCCAACCCTTCACGATTTCTTCTTGATTGAGTATTGACATGGACATTGGAAAACAGATATTGGTATCAGCAAAGCAACCGAAACACGAACCTTGACAATCCAACACGGCTCCCGCTCCTAGCCTCCAAGGTGGGTACACGGTCCTAGAATACGAAACAAAATCCAACATGGAGATGAGACATGACAATAGCGGCAGCATTTCACCCGATGAAGGGCGACGTTTACGAGGGGAACACAATCAAGATGCCAAATGGCGACGTTTGGACAATCGGGGCAGGTTCATTTGGCTGGCAACTTGTTGACCAACTCGGTAAATTGGTATACCAGCAGATGCAGAACGAAGGGGCTGATGATTTGGCCGCCTTCATCTATTCTCATTCTTAAGGAGACAAGATGCTGGAAAACAAAACAGTATTAGCGCATTACCTGTTTATGGTGCTGAAAAAATCTGGGATAGAACCCGACAACGATATGCACGTTGAAATCAATGGCATTATAGAGGGCATAGATGACGCACTGGAAGGTCTGAATCGTCGCATCAACAATCTCGAACAGCGGGCCAACGAATAGGAGATGAGACATGAAGCGTATGACGGTTATGACCGGTTATCGCATGGAGGTTCTTAAGCAGCACGACCGCAAGAAGTATGACCGTATCAACGCGATGCTCATGGATGGATTGAAGGTTAAGTCTGACGATGTTGACTTTAACTCTGACCTTGGCACACCCAAAGCAATTGAGCCTTGCCCTTGGTGTTGCCCCGTGACATGCAGAAATTGTGAGGTTGTGAATTGCGCCGATAGACTGGCGGGAGGAACCAATGAATGACGAACAGAGGGCTGCAATAGCTAAAGAAATGCACAAGATTGCATTGATTGCGAATGAGGCTGTTGCTGGCGGCTTATGGACGCTTGCCAACAAACTAGATGATGTTACTCGAAACGTTATGGCAATTATAGATGAAAAAGGGGGTAATGATGCTCAGCAAGAATCAACAAGCAGTGCTAGATAGTGTCAAGGTGAACGTCAACCGGGTAATCAGCTATGAGCGCTTAGACGGTATGGGGAATGACGAAGCCGATTTGACCTTAGACTTTGATGACGGCAAGCCCAATATCCGTGGCTACGCTCAGACGATTGATGAATTGGAATATGCAGTCGCACGCGTCATTGCCGCAGCGCGTAAGGAGGTCGGACATGGCAAAGCGGAAAAACCCACTGCGTGAGTGGCGGGGGGAACGTAGTTATTGGGACGCGGCTGATATATTGGGATATAGCCTTCTTGACTACACCCAATTGGAATCATTGCCAGACACGAGGCGCATCACCACTGCAGAAATTTTCTACATTGTAGACGTAACTCAAATCCCGCTGCCAATCCTCGTTGACTGGCTGACGGAGACAACAAAGGAGATGGCATAATGTTTACACCCGACACCAAAACACAAGACGATTACGTTATCCCTGCCGGTTCGTACGCGGCAAGACTTTACATGCTTGTCGATCTCGGGCACCAATACGTTCAGTATCCCGGTAAAGAGGGCGCATGGAGCCGCAAGATCAGGCTCGGATGGGAAATTCCCGAACTGACGGCAGAGCTTGAGGATAAGGAAACCCACGAAAAGACCATCAAGCCTCGCGTCATCGGTCGTGAGTATACCCTGTCCTATTACGCAAGTGCTCATCTGAAGGTTGACATCCAGTCGTGGATTGGACGCGACCTGACGGCAGACGAACAGGAAAAAGGGTACAATCTGCCAGGCCTGCTTGGCAAGACCTGCATGCTCTCTGTTGCACACAAGGAAGGCAAGAATAAAGACGGTCAGGCTAAGACCTTCGCCAATGTCGCCGGTATCATGGCCTGTCCACGCGGACTAACCGTAGCGGAACAGTTCAATCCGACAATGCTCTATGAGATTGACAACGATCCTGGCAACAAGGTATTCGATGAACTATATGAGTGGCTGCAACTGAAAATCAAGAAGGCAAGAGAGTTCCAGCCCGAGACAGAGATTGAACCCGAGACCGAGCCGACCGAAGAGCAACTAGCCGATACGTCCGTCCCGTTCGACATTCCCGAGGTTCCCGAGGAACCAGCCGCGCCCGAATCGCCAGTGGAAACCTATACTTGGCTGAAATCAACCTACACGCGTGAGCAATGGCTGAAGCGGCTGCACAAGGCTATCACTGACGAAGGGCTGCTTGAACCAAGCGAAATGGATGACCTGGGGCAGGACGACTTGCAGGCTGTTGGAATTGTCATCATCAAGCAATACCTCGCGCTGGCAGACAAGAAGAAGGCGGTGAAAGCGTGATCATCTTTATTTGCTGGTTCATTCTGTGCCTCATGGTAGCGGGGCTTTGGAGCTGGAAGGGCAGAAGTTGGGCGGGGGGCTTCTGGATCTCGTTTTTCCTTTCCCCGCTCGTTGGATTCATCGTGGGGTTGTGCCTTGCCCCAGTATATCGGAGGCGGTGATTGAAATGGTCGATGAACAAGAACTCAAGATGCTCAAAACGTCAAGTCATGAGCTTTCGGTTACCGTGGCTCTGCTATGTCTGGCGAAAGGTATCCCGGCAGTCAAAGTTCTGGCAGACCTGTACCACGAAGGGCAGAGATCGGTAACTGACGACCCGCAGGCATGGGGACTAATTGGAGGCAGGGCATGATTCCGCGTAGTTTTCAGGACAGGATTTATGATGATGGTTTCTGGTTTTCTATCTTTCATCCATTTGTTTGTCCTGCCTGTGATGGTGAGGGCGGGTACTATGGATATGGCAGTGAGCCAGATGAACCCTGCAACTTCTGCAAGGATAGGGGACACATTGGACTATGGGCAAAGATTCTCACGTTGAACGGCTGGTTCCTTGACGGAACCATTAGCAACATAAGATATGCCCGATATCGCAAAACGCATAAGGAGACGCCATGAGTGAATATACCTCACTACCCGTCAGCAAACACCTAGCGACTGCGGGGTTCAACGAAACGTCTGATGACCGCTACAATGATGCGGGTACAATACCCACAGACGCCTACCGTGCAGACACCCTTCTGGCGTGGCTGCTGAAATATGGCTTTGGTATTACTCTCGTTCAGGGGGGCGGAGATTTGATGTATGTGAGCGTCAAGAACCACACGGTAAGTGCTGACACTCTTGCCGATGCGCTTGCAGAAACCATTATCGGGGAATTGGAGGTGAAAGCATGATTGAAATAGATGGGTTGTATCGAACAAGAGACGGTAAACCAGTTCGCCTATTGCGCATAGATGGTGATGGTCGGCTGTGCGTTCATGGCATTGTTACTTGGTCTGCGATTGGCGACCAAGAGGAAAAATGGACAATAGACGGTTTTCAGCTTGACGCCACGTTTCCAACAGATGAGGATCTTGTACCTATCGGAGAGGTGGAAACCCTTTCTCTGCCCCCTTTAACGGCAGAGCAAGAATCATTGGAGGCTGAATCATGACCTCTCTTGAATCCATTGTCTTGCCTTTGACTGAAAGTCGCGCCCTTGTGGAGGCTGGTGTGGTGCTGGACACGGCGCTTGCATGGTATCCCGAACACTGCGATGACTATGAAGCGGAAGCGCCAGCGTCACTGTGGCCGGATGAATGGAAGAGAATTGCAGAAGGCCAGCCCGTTGTTTGTGTCTGCGAAGAAATGGAAGACCACAAACCTATCTGTCCCGCCCCCGTCCTCTCCGAACTGCTGGACGCAATCACCGCGAGGTTTCCAGAATGTGCCCTTGAGATGTTATGGTCAGACGATGAATGGGAGATTGACCTTGCCAATGATTTGCCGCAAGTGTGTCAAGGCAAGAGCGGAAAGAACCATTTGGCATCTCTTGCCGCGCTGCTCATGGAGGTAAAACCATGCTAGTCGCTAAAGGCTCTAGTCCGAATGAACTCATGAATGATATGCAGACTGCGCTTGACGCACTTGGTAGGGATGTTGAAACTTATGCTGAGCAGTTGAAAACCCTTGTCGAAGCCGACAATGACTACAAGGAAATCTATGCCAAGACTTATCTCATGGTTAAGGTTTCTAAAGAGAAAATGACCGTTGGCGAAATTGACGCAGAGGTAACGGATAGGGTTAAGGACTTCAAGCGGAGGGCTGAGTTTGCTGAGGCGTTTGTCCGGTCAACGCGCGAGCACATGGATCTTGAGAGGAAGAAAATCGACGTATGTCAGAGCATCCTCGCGTTCTCACGCACAGAGTTGGAACATACCATGAACCAGAACCCGACGTTTGGAGGTGTGACATGAACCGTGACTTGGCGTTATGGCTTGGCATGGCTATGGGGTCGATGGTGGAGCATGAACCGAGAGATGGGCATTGTGAGAAGGACGGAAAACACTGTACCTTTTTGGAGACCGATTTTTGTAGTTGCTATGGTGTTCCCTCATTGGAGATAGACTCAGAAGGCCACAAGAGATGCAGCATGTGCTGGAAAACCAACTGCATGATTGCGAGGACGGCATGAGCACCATGATGGTCCTCGAACAGCGCAAGCACGACCTGCGCGTCAACCTTGTCCACACGGCTAAGACCTATGGCAAGGCCGCCAGGGAGACGCAGAAGGTGTGGCATAAGATCATCGAAGTCCAGAAAGCTGAAGCGTATTTGAGGCGGGTGTGATAACTTCTGGTATGTTGTCTAGCAAGACCGATTTGTGGTCAACCCCGCAAGACTTTTTCGATGCGTTAGACGCAGAGTTCCACTTTAATACGGACGTCTGCGCGACCGCTGACAACGCTAAGTGCAAGGTTTTCTATTCACCTGAAGATGACGGCCTGAATATTGCGTGGCACGGGACGTGTTTTATGAATCCGCCATATGGCCGGACGATCGGGGCATGGATGGAGAAGGCATATGTCGAGTCCCGCTTTTATGGACATACCGTTGTCTGTCTTGTCCCTGCTCGAACTGATACGGCATGGTGGCACGACTACGCTATGAAGGGCGAGATACGGTTCATTCGGGGGCGGTTGAAGTTTGGGGGCAGCAAAAACAGCGCACCGTTCCCGTCAGCAGTGGTGATTTTCAGGAAGGAGATGACAACATGATCATATTCATTTGCTGGTTCATTCTCTGTTTCATGGTGGCTGGACTGTATCGCTGGAAGGGCAGAAGTTGGGCAGGGGGGTTTTGGGTTTCATTCTTCCTTAGTCCGCTTGTTGGTTTCATCATCGGACTATGTATCTCACCCGCACAGAGGGAATAGTCACTACTGCCTTGTATCAAACACCCCTTGTGGTATAATGAATATGTCGGCTTACCCGAGGCTTGCAACCTTAGGGACAGCCCACCCTTCCCAGTTGGGCAGGTTGCCGACGTCCGTTTGTTCCACTGGGAAATATACCGATAACTGGGAGGTAAGCATGATTCACCTTACAACAAAAGCAAGAACCTGTACGCAGTGCGGACTAGAATATCAACCAACGAGCGACGGGCAAAAATATTGTCCGGTATGCAGACCTGAAATGAAGCGCAAGAAGAAAGCGGAATGGGTGGACCGGAATCCTGATTATGCCAATCAGTGGGGTAGGAAACATCCAGAGCAAAGAAAGGTTCTACGCAAGTGCTGGAATGAAAAGAACATGGATAGTATCGTGGCATATACTCTTGCACACCCAGAACAAACGGCAGCAATAGGAAGAAAGAGTAAGGCCAAACGTCGCGCACTCGGGTTTGTTCCAATAAATCAACCGTTTGACGGTTGTGAGGGGCACCACCTGAACCAGAATGATGTCATTTATATCCCGAAAGAAATGCATCGCGGCACTCGGCACAACCTATGGACTGGCCGGAATATGAACCAGATCAATGCCCTCGCTATGGAGTGGCTAGGGTCAACATGAACAATGGCTGGGTAAAGATTAGTCGTGAAGTTTTCTACCATGAGATTGCAGATGACAAGCCGTGGAGCAGACTAGCGACATGGATATTTCTAGTGGCAATGGCCTCGACTGGCGAACGTACTGTCCAGTTTCGGGGTCATTCGTATTCTCTAACAAGGGGTCAACTCTCTATCTCGCTTGGCGATCTTGAAGAGAAAACGGGATGGAGTAGGGGACGGGTACGCTGCTTCTTTTCCTACCTGAAACGGAAGCAAATGGCGAACACCTCAGGCGACCCCTTTTGCACCCTTGTCAGCATCTTGAATTATGACAAGTGGCAGGGCACAAATTGTCAAGCAGTTATAGGGAAAAAGAACGACATAGCAAGCAGCATAGCCAACGACATAGCAAGCAGCATAGCCAACGATAGTCCAGTAGCGGTTGAAGGGTGTACTAACAACATAGTACACGACATAGCAAGCAGCATAGCCAACAGCCAACAGAACAAGAATGTAGTAAAAGAAGTATTAAAGAAAAGTACTTTAGAAGATGTTGTCGAGTTGCCAAAAATTCCCTATGCTGAGATTATTTCTCACTTGAATGAAAAAGCGCATACTTCGTATAAGCCGACAAGCGAGTTGACACGACGGCATATCAACGCACGGTGGCAGGAATCTTTTACCCTTATTGATTTCTACAGCGTTATTGACCATATGGTTGACGCATGGCTGGATGATCCTAAGATGAAAGCCTTTCTTCGTCCAGAAACATTGTTTGGTGCCAAGTTTGAGGGGTACTTGAATAGTCCACCGGTTAAGATACCATCTAAGGGTATGCCACACATGAACGTCAGTCCGGCGTCAGCATTTGATGGTTCGCATGATGTCATCAAGGTTGAATCTGAGAAGATTTGCAAATCCACGGGGGGTGCTTAATGATTGATATTGACTGGAAAAAACTTAAAGAACAAGGGCAATTGATAAGGGACGCAGAGGATGAAGAAGAGCGAAATGGAATAGCGGAAAAGAGACGGGTAGACTACGTCGTGGCCGTTGGAAATTGGAAAGAGAAGGCACAAGAGTGCAAACAGTACCAGGAGTTTATTGAGATATTGGCAAACCACCCGAATGCACCGCAATCATCTAGACTTGAACCGATATTTGAACCCTTTCCCGAAAACGTGAGGCTATTTAATGCAGCAATGGGGGACGTCAGACGATTAATCGCACGGGAAGACTGGCGGCAGGTGGAATTAGTGCGCTGCATTAAAGCATTTGGTGAGCGTTATGCAACTTGCGATATGGCTCAAATCATCAAGCGAACGGAAATCGATAAGACAAAAAGCGTTATATTAGCTGGCGGTGTCGGGGTAGGAAAAACGACCAGCATGATCTATCATGTGCTTCACATGATAGAGGCGGCATCCATGAATTTTGAGGGCAATTACCCAACGTTTGTTTTCTATCGGGCGGGTGCGTTGTTTGATCTGTTGTTCAATGCCGATGTTCCCATTCCCGATGAAGTAATGACTGCCGACTATCTTGTCATTGATGATCTTGGACGTGAGTATAGTACGGCTTGGCCATTGCATCGCTTTGAAGAATTAGTCGAAGATCGCTATAGTAGTAATCGTGGATTCATTCTGACAACCAATATGGACCGCAAGGCGTTTGAGGCAAGAGAGGGTTGGGAGCGTATCAATGACAGGCTCTTGCAACTATGTAGCTGGATTGACGTTCCAGGCAAGAGCAAGAGACAGCGAGGATGACGTTACCTGCATGGCCTGAGGAGGTCAAATGAGAGTATTTGTGAGTGGCATTTACCGAGATAGTCCCGAGCAGAACTTTCAGTTGAAAGACGGCGACCTGTACGTTCAGTTCCTTTGGGCCCCAGTTGGTCTGAGTTGCGAAGTTGGGGTCGTTGACGACGTGGGACAACGGGCGGTCAATGGGGACCTTCGTATGCAGCATTACATTGAACAAACGGCACACCGTGCCCTACTTCAGATGTTGATTGCTGATTTCAAAAAGGTATTCGGTCCCGGCTGGGCAAAAGCATTGAAGGGGCTTGTCGAACGTGAAGAGGCAAAGGAGAAACACAATGGATAAGCCAACACTTGATCAGATTGCATGGGTCATCAAGTGTCAGATGCAGAATTGGCGTGAGGGTGGTTCCTATCGTCACCTGCTCGAAATCATGGGAGTTGATGGTCAACCTGGAGCCTATGAGAAAGTATTGCCAGCAATGGAAATTAACAACTGTCTCCTTGCGGACCTTGCGAAGAGAATAATTGAGGAGGCTGATAATGGCAAGCAAGGTTGAAGAACTGCTGCAAGAAATCAACGATACGCTAGAGGATACCGCCAATAGTCTGAATCCTGCTTTTCATCGTGAGTTTATCGGACTTGATGATGTTCTTGCTGAACTTATTACCGCCGCCCGCGCAGAGGGGGCAGAGCAGGAGAGGGTAAAAATAGTGCGTGGCGGTCAACGGTTCCATCAACACGATGATGTTGCTGATTCTGATTATATCAGTACACACTATGGAACAGAGATAGATACCGTAGTTGCTGATTGCGATTTATTCGTCATTCCCCGCTCCGTCCTCGCGCCCACAAAGGAGAAGCCCGAACGCGGGAAGCCATCGCAAGCCCTACTGGATGAGCTGAGTAACATCTGTGGGGGAAAGGTTGAGTATGAGCCAAAGGCGCAGCCATGACCCTTGAACAATTAGTCACTGACCTTGCCACGTCTCAGCAGTTACGCGACAAGGGGTTCCCGCAGGATACGGCGTTCAAGTGGTGTCGCCTTACTGGAACCGAGACGTATTCAATCAATACGGATGCTGAGAACTATTACGTTCCTGCCGAAGAAGTCTGTGCCGCACCCACGGCTGGCGAACTGGAAGAATGGCTGCTAGACAATCATATTCCTTTCTCGTTTGAGAAGGGTGGCAAAGAGGAATACGGCGTGAAGCATACTGGAACGGAAAACTATTACTCCGGCAAGACTCTTCAAGCCGCCCTTACTGCCCTTGTACTGGAGGTGGCGGGATGAACTATGACACGATGACAGCACATGAAATTCTTGTGATGGCAGTAACAACCGCGTATAAAGAGGACTATCTGCCCGTCATTGAATCCGCCCTTCGCAAGGCCGTCATCAGAGAGGCAAGCGTGGGGACGGTTTATGTTGCCCGCGATGAAACCGATGGGTGCCCTGAGTTTCGGTTTAGGTGTGCAGAAAGCCTAACGAGCGTGTCGACTGGGAATGTCTGTCAACTATGTAGAGAACTCATACCAGAACGGCAATATGCGCTTATCCCTAGCAATTTGGTAGCCAAGGAGCCGCTGATTACGCCCGAAGAATTGGCCTATATGAAGCGCGAGATAGAACTGCATGAGGACTACGAGTTGAACGTGGGGAAGAAGCCATGACCGACGATCTTGTCATTGGCAACATTGTGATTCCCGCTGAGAAACGCCAAAGGTGCGAGGTTTACAGCCGTGTGGTTGGCTACCTTCGCCCCGTCGCTCAGTGGAACAAGGGGAAGAAGGCGGAATGGGCCGATAGAGTGGTATTCGTAGCCCCGAAGATTGGGGATCCGTTTGTTGAAGATGGGGGTTCAGACGCATGATGGAGATACCGGCAGGGAAGTGGTGTTATATCAGGGACGAAGACATGAAGCCGATTGGGGGGTGCCCATTCGCCTATACGTACAACGGTGACGAGGGTTCAACTGACGAGTGCGGTCATCCAGATTTTGACGCATTGATTTTTGAAGACTTGACGCCGTATTGTCCCCTGCGTTGCCCTGCCTGTCTTTCCGCCTATCCCAATGGAGCAACGGTAACGATTACGGCAAAGGAGACTGCGTGAACTGGATTGACGTTTTCTTTTGGATTCGGGGCGCCATTACCTTTATCGGTTGTGGTTATATCATCTTCTTTATCGTAAAAGAATGGCTGGAATGGCGGGAGTGGAACCGAATTCACAACAGACCATTTGGAAGAAAATAACGCATAGTTTCTAAATCGCAGTAGCCCCGGCAAGGGCAAAGGAGTGTGTGAGTTTGAACAACGTAGCAGTCAAGACTCATCTTGTTCGCAAGGTTTCGGGAAAGGTTATGCGAGTCGAAGTCAAGAAGAACCGTAAGCAGACTCCATCGGCATTGCGTGATGCGCGGATCAAGCGGCTGAAAAAGGAAAATGACTTGATATGGAGCGCTTTGGTCAAGATGTTTGCAGAATGCACGTCAGAAAAGGTTCCAACCGAGCAAGAGTTGATTGACCATCCATCCCGCCAGTTGAACTCTCACCACTATTTCAGGAAGCAAATGTACCCCTGGCTTCGATGGGATCCGAGAAATGGTTTATCAATATTCTCATGGCAGCATGTCTTATCTCGCGGAAGCGCCCACGATGACCCCGTTATATTCGATTTGTGGGCAACCCCCTACTTGAAAGAGCGCGGGGACTATGGCTATTTACTGGGCGAAATCGCGCGTCCCCAAAAAATCACTCCAATGTTCATTGAGGAATGTAATGCCAATCTACGCGATATGTTTTATGAAACGGGTGGTTCCGTTTGGGGCGAATAGCAAACCCCGCTATTGCTTGACTCGCGCAACGTTTGTGGTATAATAAATATGGCGAGGAATGGCTATCCCCGTTCCTTGCCAATCCTTGGATAGAAGGAGTTTAAATGAGCAAATGTACGCGCGAAGCGAGAACGTGTCAAATGTGCGGGAAGGAATATCTCCCAAAAAGCAATGTTCAAAGATATTGTAATGATTGTCGTAGGGAAAAACATAATATGGAAGAAAGAACGCGTCGCTCAGAACACCGGGCGGCGTTTTGTATTAAAGACAAGATTTATCATGCCGCACATCGCGATGAAATGAATGAGAAATCTAGACAATACGGACTTTCCCATAAGGTTGAAATTAGAGAATCTGGAATAAGGTATCGTCAAGTTAATCGCGAGATGCTCTCTGTGAAAGAAAAACTGAATCGGCATACTCCAGGGAGAACCGCAATTAGAAAAACGGTCGCCCTTAAACGAAATAACGAAATGCGCGCAGCGGGAAAATTAGACACCGCAGCGTTCTATGCTAAATGTGATACACTAGAGTGGCATTGTCAGATATGCGACACGGTACTTACCAAGCAGATCGTTACCGTTGACCACATTATTCCCGTGAGCAAGGGTGGGACAAATGCCATTGAGAATTTACAGCCCCTTTGTTTTCATTGTAACGCAAGCAAGGGTGCGAAGATTATGGAGGTGAAACTATGACTGACCAATTCAAACCAATTGACAAACCCTACCTGAAACAGTGGCAAGATCGCCTGGAATCGAAACCCGCCAAGGTTAAGCCCAAGCCCCGCAAGAAGGGGAAGCGGAAGGTGCGGAAATGAAGTGGGCTAAGGCTCGCGGGCATTGCAGAGATTATTATGCTTGGCAGGACCTTTTGCATGTCATGCTCGTGACGTTGGTTCTTGCTATCGTCGCCGCAATAGTGATTTTCCTATTGCTCATCATCATGAATCCCAAAGTGGCCACGGCTGGAGATATCACGAACTTCCGCACGGCTCGCAGGTTGGCCCCCGCAACTCTACATTCGGATTATGCCACTACGCGCGAGAGCGTGCCCGTGGCTGAGCTGTACATGGAAATATCGGCCTACAGTCCGCGGGTATGCGAAACTGACGCCACACCTCTAATTACTGCCAGTGGAAAAGGGGTTTACGTCGGAGGTATCGCGTCAGATTGGTCGGTGCTTCCTTGTGGCTCCATTGTCACCATCGAGGGGTACAACAACGGCAATCCATGCACGGTTGTGGATTCCGGCTCGTTGATTCGTGGAAATACATTGGATGTGTTTTTCTGGCATGAGCTAGAGGCCGTGAATTGGGGCCGCAGACGCAACGTCAAAGTCCGGGTGCTGTATGTGCCGAAGGGGGCAACGTGATAGACATTGAATCGCTTTATGTTGGCGAGAACAAGCGTTTTGGCGTAGAGGTTGTCCATAAAGACGGAAGTATGGACTACTATAGCACGCTGGAAGTTGGCGATGTTACTGAGAATGAAACGGAATACTTGCTTGACAATGGGCACGTTTTCCATGAACCAAAAGACAACGTTGTTGAGTTGCGCCGCCGAGAGGTTTGTCAAGAGTGCGGTTGTTTGCCCGAAAACTGCCACTGCGCTGCGGACAGGGAGGGTGAGGCATGAGCGGTTATGGTGAAGGTTGCGCCACTTACGTGTGGGTGTGGTCATGGAGACGGTTTCGGTTTATCTCGTGTGAGGTGACGCCATGACTGACGACTTGTTCAATCAAGAAGCTCCACTCGGTAAATGGGAATTTGACAGCGAGGGCAAAGTGGATTGTTTCACCTGTGTTTGCCTTAACTGCGCCAACAATGGGAAAAGCTGTACCGATTGCAGGGGAATTGAGGCTTGCATGAAACATAGCAGCAAGGTTGACCATTGCCCGGACTATCGGAAAGAGGACGCATGATCTCCCTTTCCGACTCAGCAACCCGAGCGGGGTATACGGTCTTAAGCCACAACTCTCCCACGTGCTGCGAAATCTCAGGTGATGGTGACTGGAAACGGCTTGAAAAGTCCTGCCACCGTTTCGTCAGGGCGTCTCATCAAGGTCACCCAGTAGATCATGTGACCATCGTTATGAGGCACAGCGACAATACGCGAGATCTCCGGGATGTTGGAACAGGTGGCACAAGGTGGGGCAAGTTGCCAAGCGTTGATTATAGTGACAAGCGTCGCGCCTATCCGGGGTGTGGTTACTATGGTCCACGTCCGGCTGGAAAAAAGTTTCAATGTCAAATGACGGTCCATGGCAAACGCCTGTATCTCGGGATTTTTCCTACTATGGAGGATGCCGCGCGTGCCCGAGACAAATATGTTATAGACCACGATCTTCATGTGCCCTTGAACTTTCCGCTCCAAAGCTCTCTTCTGGCTTGACGTAGGTTCCGTTTTGAGTATAATATTATGGTGGCTAAGAGCAGGTAGCTCCTGCTCCGAATACGGACTTACTCCCGTTGCCACCACAATCAAAACGGGTAAGGAAGGGTAGGTGAAAGACAATGCCAAAACTCGGACAGCACATGACAGACGAAGCTAGGGCAAAGTCGTCTGCGTCTCATATGGGAATTAGTCACGTGACGTCTTCTGAAACGAAAGCCAAGATTTCTGCGAGTGAGAGGGGAAAGGCAATATCTCCCGAGACTCGGGCAAGGATAGCTCGGGCGCGGAGTCGGCAGTTAATGGCTCCCTGTTCCCCCGAAAGACGGGCAAAGCAATCTGCATCTATGGTGGGACATGCGTTTACGGGATTGAGACATTATACCGCCGAAACGTGTTTGAAAATCTCTGTGGCCTTGTGGAGAGGCGGCAAGAAAGCATCGAAAGCTCGGCGTCGCCTACTTGGCTTTGTTCCGCTGAATGAACCATTTGTTGGCTGCGAGGGTCATCATGTGGACAACGAACGGGTCATCTATATCCCGAAGGCGTTACATCGTAGTATCTATCATCGTCAACGTGACGGTCGTGGTATGGCACAGATGAATGCTCTTGCCTACAATTTCATGTTCAAGCAGGAAGTCGAAGCCGAAATGGCGAAGGTGAAACTAGCCTAGAAACCGTACTACTGGATTGCGCGGTACCTCGATTTCAATATAATATTATAGATGATGACGCAGAATTGCAAAGGTTTTGATGTTGCCCTCTATCCCGTTGGTCGCTTAACTGACCGCGGGCCGGAGGGCATTTCTATTTCCATTGACGACATGAGAAAGCAGACAAGTGGAACATCAAATCGGGGTCTCCTGTGGACGGGTGTGCTTGCGAGCGCCCCTGGTAGGGTCAAACACCCTCGACCCCGCCCTATTTGGTTCCCTATCGACAGGTTGCCCCGATGAGCCGTCCCGCTTATGCATGGAGATGGATGGGTATCAGGGGTCGCAGGTGGTTAACGTGGGATCGTTGCATGAGGGCTAGGTAGCATGGGCCGGCCAAAAGTGGACTGGTTACAAATACGTTCCGAATACGTTACGGCGTTACAGCCTGTAACATTTACCGATCTTGCCACAAAGTATGGCCTTGCTAGGGGAACGGTTAACCTCAGGGCGATTAAGGAAGGTTGGAGTTTGGAGCGTGATCGGCACATTGCCCGTACGGCAGAACAGACAAATGAGAAGATGGAGGGCATTGTCTCCACTGAGGGTGCTAAGTTTGACTCAGAGATGTTCAATCGGATTAAGGCATTGTTAACCCGACTTGATACGGAGACTAAAACGACCATTGATTCCGGTGTTGCCCGTGTCTATTCCGATATGTTCAAGGCATTGACTTCAGCTCAGGTGGTGGGTAAGGCGGCATTGGGAGATAAGGCTGATGGCGGCTCTCTTGACCTGTTGGTATTGGAAATCAAGAAGGCACTCACTTAATGGACGCCGACAAGGTGTGCAAGGTGTTGGAACATATCGGGCGCGTCCGCACACAGGACCGGGGTATTGTTCCCCTTGTTCTGTTCCCTTGGCAGAAGGCATACGTCCACGCCAAGCTAAACAACGATCTTGTTGCTCTCTTGAAATCGCGTGAGATTGGCAGTTCAACTGTTGCAACAATCCTGGACACCTTTCTTGCGATGGTCTATGGTGGCGACGATGGAATTGCTTCATATAAAAAGGAAAGCGCAAAGGCATTGTTTGAGGTTGCCGATGTGTTTCTTGACAATCTGCCCGAGCCGTGGAATCTTCTAGCAAAGCGTACTAAGGATACAGACTTTCACATGACCCTTGTCAATGGTGCCCACATCACGGCGTTTGAAATGTCGCCTACCGTAGGGAGATCGTTTAGGGCAAAGCGCCTTGTCCTCTCTGAAACAGCCTTTTGGAAAAACCCGCGTGAATCATGGCAGGCAATAACTGGTTCAGGAGTCGCTGGTACAAGTATTGTGGCAGAGTCAACCCCCAACCCCGGTCCGGAAGGCGCGTTGTTTGAGAGTCTGCTGGACAATGAGGGTTGGTATCGTATGGAACAGGATTATCACGGGAACCCTGCACACACTGAGAAATGGAGGGTTGCAAAACTGGCAGAGCTGGATGGCGACGTCGAACGCTTTGCACAAGAGTACGAATGCAGCCTGAACAAGGCGTCTGCAAACAAGTCTGTCATTCCCCTTGCTTCTATCCTGGCCGCTATGGGTCGCGTACCCACTGGCACTGATTTGCCCCATATTCTCGGAATTGATGTTGCTAGATTCGGGAGCGATAACAGCGTCTTTACTGTTCGACATGGCAATGCCGCGCTGAAGCAAGAGATTATCCATGGCATGGACGTTATGCAAGTGGCTAAGCATGGCAGAGATATGGCAGCGGCAGACCATAGCGAGGGCGTGAACGTTGATGAAATCGGGATAGGCTCAGGCGTTGTGGATGCCCTGAATGACATGGGGGTCAATGGTGTTCATGGGGTAAATGTTGCAGAGAGCGCATGGAACTCTGAGAAGTTTGCCAATAGAAAGGCAGAGCTTTATTGGGGCCTCAGAGAGCGTTTCTTGAACAACGACATCTGCATTCCCAATGATAAGGATTTGCAGCGCGAGTTGATGGTGACGTTTGATTACACCATCACTGGCAAGATTGCGATTATGAGTAAGGAAAAAGCCAAGGAGTCGCTTGGCAGATCGCCCGATAGGGCAGAGTCGTTGATGCTCGCGTTTGCTCCCTCAATGGCAATCGTGGCATAAGGAGCGGCATAATGGCTAACTGGTTTAACCGATTGATTGGAAAGTCCGGCGTTCCACTCAATGCCGCTCTCGAGGATGTCTTCTCGGTACTGTATCCGAACAAGGGTCAAGCGCTCATCACTGACGCTCGTTCATCTGTTGACAAAAGCGTATGGGTGTATCGCGCTGTTTCTACAGTGGCGACCAGGATAGGCTCATTGCCGTGGAAGTTGTTCAAGGGAGACAAGGCCGTTGAAGGTATGTCCGGTGCTCTGACTAGGCCCTCACCAAACCAGACCGGTACCGAGTTCATTGAGAGAGTCGTTGCTTGGCAGCTTTTGCATGGCACAGGCATGGTCTATGTGGAAAAGCCCGCTATCAAGGGGATCACCGTCTTAGATGCAGATATGTTGCGGATGGATCATGGCAATATCCTCTATCGTGAGATAGATTTGAACGGACAACCCTCTGACCGGCAACTGGATAGGTCCAACATTGTGCTGTTCCCCAACTTTTCCATTAGTGGGCAAATGGGTCTTTCTGAACTACGCCCGATTCTTGACGCCGCCAACATGGACGAGAATGGCAAACATGTCTGGAACAATCAGATGTCTGCTGGCGGGGCATTGAGCGGGCTGTTCACCTCTGACCAACGGATGGACCCGTCCGAACTGGCTGCGGCTAAGAAATCATGGGAAGAGAAATATGGCGGGATCCAGAATGCTGGGGGAACTGGCTGGCTTGCTGCTGGTTTCCATTTTGAGAAACTTGGCATTAGTGCAGCAGACCTGAAACTGTTGGAAGTGTCCAGTGTGACGCGCAATGAGATAGGTACGGCATTTGGCGTGCCCCCCATTTTCCTTGGTGACATGGACAATGTTGCTTTCGCCAGTGCAACGATAGAAGAGAAGATACTATATACCAATACCGTTATACCCAAAGCCGACAGACTAGCGGACAGGATTACTACGTTCCTGCTGCCGCTGCTTGGCTTGAAGGGTTTGACGTTCAAGTTTGACTATACGGGCATTGAGTGCCTGCAAGAGGACAGGCTTCAGCGGGCACAGAGTGATGAGATAGAGTTCCGCTCGGGCAAGCTGACCGTCAATGAGGCTCGCATTAGGGATGGATTGAAGAAGGTTGCATGGGGCGATGCGTGGTGGGCTTCTGCTATGTTGGTTCCCATTACGACCTCTGACTTGCCTGAGCCGCCCCCGCCACCTGAACCTGTAGCACCCGTTGTTGTTGCCCCCGTTGTGCCACCTGATGCCGATTCTAGCCCCGTAGCTGAGCCAAAGGGCATGAAGGCGTTGCATAGTCCGGAAGCAAGACAACTTATCGCTAAGGCGTTCATTGCCAAGGTGGGGCCGCAAGAGAAGAAGTTTGCGTCTGCCACGATGAAAGCGTTCAACAAGCAAGCCAAGGTTGTGACGACGTGGGTAGAGAACGGAGCTAAGGCAGCGGTTGTTCCGAAAGTGCGTGCACTTCTCGATGATGCTGACCTTGTCGACAACTGGCACAGTCTCTATGTTGCCTTTGGCATGCAGTCCGCCGAAGAAGTGGCGGCTCGCTACTCTATGACCGTTCCCGATGGTTCGGCAATCCTCAAATGGATTAAAGCACAGGAGCGCACGCACTCAAAATATGTCAACGATACAACCGCTCAGGACATTGACAAGATCATTGCTCAGTCGCGGGCAGAGGGCGCGAGTATTCCTGACATGGTAAAAGCCACAAAGGACTACTTTGGCGGGGTCGGCTATCGGGCAGAACGTGTGGCTAGGACTGAGACCATCGGCGTCAACAACTATGCCGCACAGAACACCTATCAAGAGAACGGCGTCAAGCAGCATGAGTGGCTTGCGACCGATGATACTCGCACAAGGGATGACCATTCAGCGGCAGATGGGCAAGTTCGGCCCATTAATGAACCCTTTGATGTAGGCGGCGAACAACTCATGTACCCCGGTGACGGAAGCATGGGCGCGAGTGCGGACAACGTTATTTCATGCCGCTGCACTCTAATCCCAGTAATCTGATGACAACTAAAGAGAGACTTCACGCGAACTATATGCTTCATCGCGAGGAACGGATTGCAAACCAGAAAGAATATGCAACGGCACACCACGCCGAAATTGTTGCCTATTTCAAGGAGTATAACCAGACGCCAGAAAGGAAAGAATACGCAAAGGAATGGGAGTGTGCACATCGCGGACGCGCTGCGGTTTATTATGCCGGGCATAAAGAAACTATCGAACGGAAACGTACTGAGCGGAATCGGTTGAACCGTGACGAAGTGAACGAGAAAGCGCGAGCTTATCATGCTACTCCAGCGGGAAGGTTAATGGTAAAGATCGCCAATGCGCGCACGAAGGCCGTTCGTCGCGCCCTTGGTCCTATTGATATGAAGGGTTTTGCCGCAAAGTGTGCCGACCTTCAATGGGTATGCCAGCTTTGCGGGAAGATTCTCACTCCAGAAACAGTTACAGTTGACCACATCGTACCAGTGGTAAGGGGCGGTACGAACGCACTGGAGAACCTCCAGCCGTTATGCCAACATTGCAACAGCGTCAAGCGCGATAAGCCAATGAGCGTTGTTGTGGGTTCGCAGTTCTTGTTCGACTAGGGGGCTTTTATGGACGCAACAGCAATGAAGAGAGTCATTTATCCCATAACGCGTGGTGAGACCATCGGCGATGTTTATTATGCCACGATTACCGACAACTCTCTGGATCGTCAAAATGAGATTGTTGACCCGGACGGCATAGACATTAAGAACTTCCTGTTAAACGGTCCGGTGCTTTATGGACACACGCACCAGGGCATAGACTCCATTCCCGTGGGCAAGGTTACATCACTCTCCCTTATCCATGAGAATGACCGCAAGAAACTGGACGCCGGGTGGGTATTCCAGGCCGACGATGTAACCCCGCTCATTTCAGCGGTTCGTAAAAGCTGGGAGCGCGGTTTCTTGAACGCCGTTTCCATTGGTTTCTTGCCCCTAGAGTATGACGGGAACAAAATCACGAAGTCCGAGCTGTTAGAGTTTTCTATTGTTCCAATTC